CAGACGGCACTGATCGATGCCGTAAAAGCGGACTTGAAAATCTGAGACAACCTATGAAAATCCGTGCCAATCCGAGGATCACAACATTTCGGAGGTACGAATATGAATATTATCTGGCACTATCTGGACAAACGCGGCGCTGCCATCAATGCTTTGAAGGATTACGGCAGTATGCAGTACATCATCGACCACACCGATGAGGAAATCGACACCGTCCATGACAGAATGTCCTCTGTTGGCAGTCCCGTCCTCTCGGATATGCCGAAAGGTCCCCATAATCCGCAGGCAAACGAAAACCGCATCATCGCAGCCATTGATGAAATCGATGTGCTGAAGGAGCGGTACAGACAGGCTGTTGAGTACATGGACTGGTTCAAACCGGCGTGGATGGCACTGTCCGAGGATGAACGCTATGTCCTGCAGACCTTCTACTGGAACGAGGACGAACGTCAGACCGATGCCGTTTACGACATCTGCGACCATTTCAACATTGAGCGGTCTTCCGCATACAACAAAAAGAACCGTGCGGTTCAGCATCTGGCCCTGCTTCTGTATGGCAAGTGATGAGTAATATCGTGGACGCTTTTTCCATTACGGCGTTGTATAATAGTATCATGAAAGACTGCACAGAGAGCCTCATGGGAGCAATCCCGTGGGGCTTTTTGTATGCCCCAAGGAGGTGAAACGATGCCGAAGAAACCGAAGCGTCCGTGTTCTTACCCCGGCTGTCCAAAGCTAACTGACAGCAGATTCTGTGAGGAACACGCAAAGGCTGAAGCCAAACGCTACGAGAAGTACGACAGAGACCCTGCTGTACGCCGTAGATACGGACGGGCTTGGAAGCGTATTCGTGACAGCTATGTGCAGCAGCACCCTTTGTGTGAGGTGTGCCAGAAGGACGGCAGACTGGTTGCGACCGAGGAAGTCCACCACAAGGTGCCTTTATCCGAGGGTGGCACTCACGCAAGAGATAATTTGATTGCCCTTTGCAAGTCCTGCCATGCCAGAATCCACGCCGAGCGTGGTGATCGTTGGCACAATTCGTGACCCGGTAGGGGCGGTCAAATCTCCGGGACCTTTATCCCGTGCAACGGGCCTGGGGGTCCGTGTGGAAAATCGCATAAGTTTTTGGGGGAATAGACCCCGGCATGAAGGAGGTGTGAAAAATATGGGTCAGAGAGGACCAAAACCCGGCTCCGGCGGCAGACCGAAAAAGCCGATTGCGGACAAGATTACGGATGGCAACCCTGGCAAGCGACCGCTGACTGTAATTGATTTCAAAGACAGCGCGGCTGATCTGGAGGGACAGCCAATGCCCAAGCCCTCCGAGTTCCTTTCCGCAAAACAGAAAGATGGCTCTACGCTCTGTGCTGCCGAGATTTATGAAAATGTATGGAAATGGCTGTCCGACCGTGGATGCGCCGCCATCATTTCTCCGCAGCTCATTGAACGCTTCGCTATGGCAAGCGCCAGATGGATTCAGTGTGAGTCCCTCACCAGTGAGTTGGGCTTTCTGGCAAAGCACCCCACCACGGGCGCAGCGATCCAGTCACCCTATGTGGCTATCGCAAACACATACATGACTCAGGCAAACCGCCTGTGGTCGGAAATTTACCAGATCGTCCGTGAGAACTGCACCAGCGAATATAACGGTGCAAATCCCCAGGATGATGTAATGGAACGATTGCTTCGAGCAAGGAAAGGAAACGGTTGATTATGTTTGAAAAAGTAAATCCGGCGCATCCCGATAAGGTTGCCGACCGCATTGCCGGGGCGCTCGTTGACCTGGCATATAAATCCGAGAGAAACCCTCGCATCGCAGTGGAGGTTCTCATCGGTCACGGAACCTGTCATATCATCGCAGAGACTTCCGTGCAGCTTTCCATTGATGATGTGACTGCTGCCGTTCACCGCATCGCAGGCTTCCTCAATGTTGATTATTCCGAAGTCCCGCAGGATGTCCACCTCTCCAGAAATCAGAGTGGTGCTATCCGCTGCGGTGACAACGGTATCTTTAAGGGTGTGCCTGTGACTGACGAGCAGAAGGAACTGGTGGGCATTGCTACGGATATTTACAATGTCTATCCCTTTGATGGCAAGTACATCATCGACAACGGCAGGGTCATCATCTGCCAGAGCAATGCTGAAGTGGAAGAACTCCGCAAGCAATATGCTACCGCAGAAATCAATCCGCTCGGTGACTGGACTGGCGGCACAGATGTTGATACTGGCGCTACCAACCGCAAATTGGGCAGCGATATGGCCGACTCCGTAACTGGCGGTGGTCTACACGGCAAAGACCTCTCCAAAGCTGATGTCAGCGTAAATATCTACGCTTGGCTCAAGGCCCAGGAGATCGGCAAGCCTGTGGAGTTCTGCTGCGCCATCGGTGATGAAACTGTCGGCGGAATTCCATACGAGGAAATCGTGGAAACGGCAAGAGCCTACATCAAGTCCGTTGGTGGCTTCGAGGCATTTGCCGAGTGGGGTCTTGTATGATTATTGAAAAGAAAAATACGGCAGACCTTCTGCCTGCCGACTACAATCCCCGCAAAGACCTCAAGCCCGGTGATGCGGAATATGAAAAGCTGAAACGCTCCATCGAGCAGTTCGGCTATGTGGAGCCGGTCATCTGGAACAAGACCACCGGCCGTGTGGTTGGCGGTCATCAGCGTCTGAAGGTGCTGATGGATATGGGCATGACCAAAGTGGACTGCGTTGTGGTGGAGATGGACGAGGACAAGGAAAAAGCCCTCAATATCGCTCTCAACAAAATCAGCGGTGATTGGGATAAGGACAAGTTGGCTCTGCTCATTGCCGACCTGCAGGGCGCTGACTTCGATGTTTCCCTCACTGGTTTCGAGCCTGCCGAGATCGATGACCTGTTCAAGGATACACTCAAGGACGGTGTCAAAGATGATGATTTCGATGTAGGCGCAGAACTGGAAAAGCCCACCATGACCAAGCACGGTGATATCTGGACACTCGGTCGCCACCGTCTGATCTGCGGTGACAGCACCAAGGCTGAAACCTATGACCTCCTGATGGGCAGCACCAAAGCCAACCTGGTCATCACCGACCCTCCGTACAATGTCAACTACGAAGGCAGCGCAGGCAAAATCAAAAACGACAACATGGCAGACGATACCTTTTATAATTTCCTCCTGGATGCGTACACGCAGATGCACTCCGCGATGGCGGATGACGCTTCTATCTATGTGTTCCACGCAGATACCGAGGGTCTGAACTTCCGCAAGGCTTTTGCCGATGCGGGTTTTTATTTGTCCGGCTGTTGCATCTGGAAAAAGCAGTCCCTTGTGTTGGGACGCTCTCCTTACCAGTGGCAGCACGAACCCTGTTTGTACGGTTGGAAGAAAAACGGCAAACACCAGTGGTACACCGGCAGGAAGGAAACCACCATCTGGGAATTCGATAAGCCCAAGAAAAATGGTGACCATCCGACCATGAAGCCGATCCCGCTGTTGGCGTATCCCATCATGAATTCTTCGATGAGCAATAGCGTGGTGCTTGACCCCTTCGGCGGCTCTGGCTCTACACTCATTGCCTGTGAGCAGACCGACCGCATCTGCTACACCGTGGAACTGGATGAAAAGTTCTGCGATGTTATCGTGAAGCGGTACATCGAGCAGGTCGGTGGCTCGGACGAAGTTTCGGTCATTCGGGACGGACTTTCGTACAAATACTCCGAAGTGGAGGTACAAGATGAATAATTTGACCCTGGGCAGTCTCTTTGACGGCTCCGGCGGTTTCCCTTTGGGCGGCTTGATTTCCGGCATCACACCTGTGTGGGCATCGGAGATCGAGCCGTTTCCAATTCGGGTCACTACCAAGCGTCTGCCCTTTATGAAACATTACGGTGACATCTCCCAGATGGATGGCGGGAAGATCGAGCCTGTGGACATCATCACCTTCGGCTCACCCTGCACGGATATGTCCGTTGCCGGTCGCAGAGCCGGACTGGAAGGACAGCAATCTGTGCTGTTCTACCAAGCCATCCGCATCATTAAGGAAATGAGGTGTGCTACCAATGGCAAATATCCAAGATACATCGTGTGGGAGAATGTCCCCGGCGCCTTCTCCTCAAACAGCGGTGAAGACTTCAAGGCAGTCCTCGAAGCGGTCATCGGTGTCGCAGAACCGGAAACCCAGGTGCCTATGCCTGAAAAGAACCGATGGCCTTATGCCGACTGCTACATGGGAGACGGATGGAGCGTTGCTTACAGAGTTCTTGACGCTCAATTCTGGGGAGTTCCCCAACGAAGAAAACGCATCTACCTTGTCGCAGATTTTGCAGGTAGGCGTGCCTTCGACATACTTTTTAAGTCCGAAGGCTTGTCAGGGTATTCTGCGGAGGGCTTCCGCTCGTGGCAAAGAACTGCCGGAAGTGCTGCGGATCGCACTGGAACAGCAAGCCTCTGCTTAAATGACCAGGGCGGTCAGCGTATGGATGTGACGGATGATGTAACCGCCACGCTCCGCGCTGAAGCCCACCATCCTCCGTGTGTTCTGGAATCCGCAGGATTCTGCACAGAGCATTCTGCCAAGAGCCGCAGCATTGGTTATGAGGAAGAAACTTCGCCAACACTCCGAGCAGGAGTCGTTCCTGCAGCAGTCGCTTTGGAAAACCATCCAACCGACAGCAGAGTGAAGATTGCCGAGGACGGCAAAATTCAGACGCTCACCTCCCGCATGGGGACAGGCGGTGGAAATGTGCCGCTTGTTATGAAGATCCGCTCTGGTTGTGAAGGTGGCGGCAAGGGTCCTCTCATCCAGACAGATAAATCCGCCACGCTTTCCTGTAACAATGACCAGACTTTGTTTGAGCCGAAGGCTTATAGTATCTGCTCAAAAGAAAGCAATGCTATGAAATCGGACAATCCTCACAGCGGAATCTATGAGGCCGAAACATCTCGCACCATAGACGGCAACGGCGGTAACCCCGGATGCAACCAGGGCGGCATTGCGGTGGTGGAAAGTTATGCCATCCAGGGTTCTATGATCGGTCGCAACGATAAGAATGGTCCCCAGGGTGATGGCATCAACGAAGATGTCAGCTTTACATTGAATACCGTGGATCGCCATGCCGTATATGCTATGACCACTGGTAGCTTCACCCAGGTTGCCGAGGATAAGGCTCCCACAGTGCTTGCCCGTGATTATAAAGACCCAACCGCCGTTTGCTATGGCATCGGCAGGGACACTTTCAACCAGGGCAAGAACGCCAAGTTCGCTCCTACCTTTGAGGAGGAACTTCAGC